ATCGAACTCGGTGTTATTTGGCGCTTGGGCCACGCGAACGTTCGAAAGTTCGGCTCCCATTTGCGCGTTGAGCTCCACCAGCTCCGCGTCCAGTCGGCACAGGCGGCACTGCTGACGCTGACCGTGCAGTGCGTAATCGTCGCCTGGCGCTAGATCCTGAGGACCCTGATGACACACTCGAAAGTGACGGGCTGCGGGTGAGATGCTGTACGTTCTCCACTCGCCCCCCACTGCCTGAACCGTCCACTGGCTTAGTGGTAACGATGACATGGCCACGGCCATCATGTGTCGGTTTCGGACGATCGCTTCTTGGATGGGGCGGAGCATCGCCACCATCTCGTCGGCTGTCATCTCCCTTGGGTCCATCTTTCTTAATTTCTTCGGCTGGTGGCTCGGGGAACAGTAGCTGTCCGCTGACTGCGACTGGCACTGAAATTGGCTGCGAGAATGTGAAGGCAAGAACGGGGAAATCGGCTAATGATACGGCCGCGTCCAGCTGGCCGCAGACCTCCCGCACGCGGGCCTGCGTCGTTTCCAGCTGCAACGCTGCGAATTCCCAGGCGGCCTCCCAGGTGTCCATGGGCCGCTGCGGGAACTGCTCCGCCCTTGAGTAACCTTGGCGGGCAAACCACGACACGTCGTGTTGATCTCCCTCTCGATTGATCTCCTTGTCTCCTAACACTCGCACCACGGCTCTGGCCCAATGCGAAACAACCGGTGTTTGGCTGTCGGTGGCCAGTATTCCTTGCGCTTTCCGCAATAGGCAATCCTCGCTCGACACGGTGAGCGGTGCTCCTGATAGATGGAGCTTCTTCACTTGCCTCTGTATGTCGCAAACGCTATAGTCGTCGCACCAGGCGTTCAGGTAATAGCGGCCCAGAAATGGCACGGGCTCGCCAGGGTAGAGATGCTCGGCTTTGATGACATGGCCCAGGCTCTCCGCCACATTCCTAAACTTATCGATATCGATATCGGCGGCAACTCCATCGTCGCCCCCTGCCAATCCTAGTGCTTCCATAGCCTCGCGATGTGTCAGTCCCATGTCCCGATACGTGCAATACTGGAGGAACTTGTTGTCCAGGCTGTTGAAATCGCTCGTATCACTCGACCCTGATAATCGAGATTTTCCGGTGTTGTACCTCACGCCGTGTTTGGTAAAGGCCGTGGCTCCGTACTGGGACAGCAGGAGCTCACGGATCTCAGCGTGGTATTGCGGGTGGAAGAACCGAAGGCACAAGGCCAATTCGAACTTCACTAGATCAGCGCTATGTGTTCCGTCCCAAGCGCTGTAATCCGTTGGTGTCACGGTTGCCGCTCCTCGGCAAACGTCGTGCATCCTGCGAGCAATCTCAACAGGTTTCTTCCCGAAGGCCCATCCTGGCAGAGGTTTGAGTACCTCCTGGCTCAGTGGGTAGATGAAGGAAGCGTACCGTGTACGATGATCTGCGTCCACGGTGCTAATGTTCCGGGGATGTTTGAAACCCCAGTAGCTCTCGGCTTTCTGGAAGGAAGAGACGATGAGTTTCCTCATCCTCATGAAGTTCTTGACCTTTTCAAAACCACGGCGTTGCGTGGGCCGATTCTGCTTCTCTATCAC